GTCCACCAACCAATTCATTCATTCTATCAGTTGTAAACTCACTACCACCTAATGTTTTCCATTCACCATCACTAGCTGTTTCATTTAATACATCATTCAATACCGAATTAGATGTAAATGATTTTTTCTCAACTATTTTTTTAGGTTGAGATTGAGTTGGCTGTTTCAATTCAGTTATTACTTCTTGAATTGCCATAGCAACTTCTTCTCTTACTATTTGTCTAATTGTTTTTCTTGTTGTTTTCGTTTTCATAACTATCCTTGTTCTATTTTATGTTTTGTACTTGTAATATTTTCTATCTTACTTGTAATTTTTTGTATATCTGCTTGTATAGTTGGCATTGGTGATTGTGGCCCTAACTGAGTTGTTATAGTTATTGATGGTATTAAACTAACTATATCATTCAATACCTCTTTTAAAGCTTCACCCAATACCATTGACTCCATAGTAGCTTTATTTTTATTACCAATATTTACATTTTCTGATATAATGTTTAAACTTGTTGGTGAAGTTAAGGATAAATGTCTACCACTACCAATATAAATATCTTTTATTGATGATACAAAAATATCATCAAGTTTTGAATTTAAAGTTATTCTATCTGAATGTAATAACATTTGATTTTTATTCCATCCATAAATTGTATCTTGAATATCAGCACCATTATTTAAATCTGATTGGATATTACCAATTGGATAAGTGTTGTTTTCAACACCATCTGATGATAATTGGAATCCAAATTTTTGTTCACCATCACCATCTCCATCAATATAACTTTCAAAGTGTTGTGCTAATGTTCCATTTGAAGTTATAGTTATTAAACTACCATCACCTAAAGTTTCAGAATAATTTCCTCTACCTCGTTCATTCGATATAAAAATGTATGGGTTGTTACTCCTACTACCAACACGAATACTATTACCATGCCTACCCTCAATTAGATAATCACCAGTAACTTCATTAATAGATGTTCCATAATCCAAATCTTCATTTCTAATTTTTTGTAATCTACTATATAAAGCCTCTTTGTTAAAATTTAAACTTTCACCACGTTCACCTCTTTGTGTATTTTGTAAAATATCTTTATTTTGTATTGTTAATTCTTTTTTATAATTTAAATCATCATTCCAAGTTGGACTATTGTTGATTGTATTAATCGGTCCTAAATAATAATTTATTTTTCCAATAGTACAAAGTAATACTGGATCACCTTTTGTTGGAATATCTCCGTGATTTCTTAAAAGGGGAAAATATCTATTATCTTCACTAAAAGATTGTTGTCTTCTTTTTCCAGTTGTATTTGGGACATGTGATACAGCATAAATAGTATTTATTGAAGTAGGGCCTTTATAACCCAACGACTCTTTTGAATGAACAGCATCCATACAATATCCAGGAACAAATTGTAGATACACAGGTACAGAATATTCTTTACCTGCAAATCCTTTTACTTTTTGTCCTGAGAATGTTGTAAATGTTGAACCCATTTAACTCTCCGTAATATTTGGGTTTATTGTTTTATTTTTTATACCTTCAAGTCTGACTTGTTCGTTGTTTAAATCATCAACTGTATCTTGAAGTGTTGACATTAATTCTTCTTTTTCTGAATCTGATAATAACATTGATTCATCAGAATCACCTTGTGATTTAGAAATAATTCTTTGTAATACACCAGCAAGTTTTACCAAGTGTTCATCATTACGAACAGCAGTATCCATATACTCTTTTATAATAGGAGCTACCATTACCACATCATCAATGGTTGTTATGAATCCATGTATTTCTGATATTAACAAATCTATTTGAACTTTACGCTTTGTAGTGTTTTCATAAATATCTTTTGTTAAATCTTGGAAAGTTTTCCCTTCAAATATTTCTTTTTCGTCTGACATATCATCTCCTATAGATAGACTTATTCATATATAAATATAAAATTTGTAAGAAATTGTCTGAAATAAAAAACCCTCATTTAAGAGGGTTTAGTATTTAAAAGAATGAGCCAGAATGACTGTGAATTATTGTACCATCTTTATGGTATATGTTTTGAAGTTTTTTATAGTGTTTTTTCAATACATTGACAACCGATGTAATATGTGCTGTTTCTACATCAGTCATTTCTCTAATTAAGATATAAATAGCCTTTTTATTAAAGTTTTCTATATCTTCTCTCTGTTTCATTAAATCAATAATCGCATATCCAATTCTCAAATCTCTATCTTTTTTAAATATACTATTCATATTTGAATCAAAGTATTCTATAATTTCATTCGTTAATGTTTGTATATCCGATTCTCTATTTACATCAATACTTCTATGTCTATCCAAAACATCCATCTTATCGTGAGTTTTCATTTTTTTATAATTGTTATTATTGTGAAGAATCAAATAGTTTTTAGCAACTACTGAAAAATAACTAAATGCTTTTGAACCTTTTGTATGGTCATATTTGTGCATATTAACTACCATAAAAGCAACCACTTCGTGTTTTATATCTTCAAATCCATAATCAAAATAAGTAAATTTAAATGTATTGATTATATTTTCAGCAAGTTTATCAAACGCAGCGTGTATTCTGGTACCGTAAATTATATTTCTCTCATTGTCATCACTTGATGAATTATATTCAACAACTGCATCTTGAACTTCTTGTCCGAAATATACTTTACGCTTTTTCTTTTTGACTATTTTTTTAATCTCCGCTTTTACATCATTAACTTCTTTAGTTTTCTTTTTTGGCATCAGTTGTCTCCTCTTCAAATATTCCATCTAAGGATAATTGAATTTGTTTTAGTTGTTCAAAGAAAAAACCAGTTTCATCATCTGATTCATAATGTCCTTTTGAATCTACAAGCTTCATTTTGTCTGTTGAGAATTTAATTACTTGTTGAATTTGTAAAATAAATTCCTCGTATTGTGTTATTCTTCTTAATGAATAAAATAATAATGTAGAAGAAACTACACTAATTAAAAAGAATATTATTGCAAATGTTAACCACATATTATCCCCTAATTAAACAATTCATCAAATTTATTTTTGAGATTGTCTACTTGTTTTTGTTCGTCTTTTGTTTTTGGAACTTTTGTATTCATTACTTCACCTGATTCTTCACCACGTTTCCATTGGTCAAATTCAATGTGAGTTGCCATCATATCAGCTTGATGAAGAATGTAAGCCATATTGGAACGAAGATTAAAATCAGGATTGTATGACATCAAATAAGATTTATTTGCATCATCGTATAATCCATCTGTTAGTTTAATTCCAAGATATTCCTTCTCAGTAACCTTAACTCCATAATGTTGAAGTAACCATAATCCTCTATCAGGTACTTTCATATACTGAAGTTGTGGATTGTGTTTATAGATTGAACCTTGATTCTTTCTATGCCAATCTGAATCTTGTGGAATGTAATAGTCGTGTTCCAAATCACCAACCTTACCTAAGTCGTGATGTAAAGCAGCAAAGACTAACTCCTCATCCGTGAAGTTAATCTCTGCTCCGTTCTTCTCCCACAATTGTTTTATCTCAAGTGAGTGACTTACAATATGAAGAATGTGTTCTACATATCCACCAGGCATCGCATTGTGAAATGCTGCCTTACCACTAGCTGGTGCAAACATCATTCTATCTTTGAAGTCATCGTAAAACTTCATAAGGTTTTCTTTTCTATCATCACCAATGTGTTTGTTAATAACATCTATTAGTGTTTCCCAATTCATTTGTATTTGTTCTGCTGTTAGTTTTTTCATTTTACCTCATACCTATCTTTTGTAAATTTAATTGTCTTTTCTTTTCTTAATCTATTTCTATAAGATGTGAAAGATATTCTCACACCCCAATTTAAATAATCTAAAATATCTGCTTTAGAAACAGATTTCTTTTTATGAATAAAATCTAATATTCTTTTATAAGAATCTGTTTCACCTATTGTTGGTAAGTTATTTATCGTATCATTCAACATATCATTGAATTGATTAATAGCTGTTTCCCATTTACCTTGTTCAAATCTATCTAATGATTTTTCACTCCACTCATCTCTTAACTCCTGATTATCTAAAATATTATTTAATTTATTAAAGAACTCATCTTCATCTTTATAATATGGAATACCATCAATTATTTTTTCAACTTTAACAGTATCCCATCTTGATTTATCACGACTCGATAA